CTATAAAGAAAAAATTGACCCGTAAACTAAGGAGAAATCCATGGCATTTCAGCTATCACCAGGGGTAAATGTATCAGAAATCGACCTGACTACAATTGTCCCTTCAGTCGCTACTTCAATTGGTGGCATCGCTGGAAATTTCAACTGGGGTCCAGTAAATGAAGTCGTTACCATTTCTGACGAGATTCGTCTTGTCAATCGTTTTGGTAAACCAGACTCTACAAATTATGAAAACTGGTTCCCAGCTGCAAACTTCCTTGCATATTCAAATAATTTAAAAATTGTTCGAGCTGCAAACACAACCTCTACTCTTAATGCTACTGCTAACGCATCTGGTATTTTGATTAAAAATAATGATGATTACATAGCAAATCGTGAAACTGCAACTAACACAACATACGGTCCATATGCGGCTAAGTATGCTGGTGTTTTAGGAAACACTTTGCGTGTTTCTATTTGCCCATCATCACAAGCTTATTCATCTAACTTGACTGTTACCAACACAACTGTTGTAACTTCAAACGGCACAAGTAATACTTCTGTTACAGTTACAGGTTCTCCTGTTGCTAACTTGTATATTGGTGACCTTGTTTCTTTTGACGGCGGTGTATCATACACTCGCACAACCAATGTTTCTTCAAGTTTCATCAATGTGGCATCTGCCGTTGCTGTTACTGCTGGCGCTGCTGTATTGCGTAAATGGCAATATGCAGACCAGTTTGGTGTTGCTCCCGGCACATCATCTTATGCTACTAGTGTTAATGGTTCTGGAGATGAATGCCATGTTATTGTTGTTGACGAAGATGGTCAATTCTCAGGTGCTGCTAATACAGTATTAGAAAAGTTTGCTTTTGCTTCTAAAGCATCTGATGCTATTAGTGATAGTGGTGATACAAATTACTACAAAACAGTTATCAATAGCCAATCACAATACATTTGGTGGTTAGGTCATCAGCCTGGTGCTACAAATTGGGGCAATACTGCTTCTGGAATAACATTCACAAATGTTAATACTCCATTTACAGCATCATTAGGTGCTGGTGCAGATGGTACAATTGGTAACTCTGAAATTATTACTGCATATGGTTACTTTGCTAATGCTGATGTTGTAGATGTTTCCTTGTTAATCTCTGGTTCAGGCAATGCTACTGTTGCAACAAGCTTAATTTCTACTGCTGAATCTCGCAAAGATTTGTTAGTATTCTTGTCACCAACTAAAGCATCTGTTGTTAATAATGCTAACGCAGAAGCAACTGCAATTCTTGCTTATCGCAATAGTTTGACCAGTTCTTCATACGCTGTATTAGATTCTGGTTACAAATATCAGTTTGACAAATACAATAATGTATATCGTTGGGTTCCATTAAATGGTGATATTGCAGGCACTTGTGCTCGCACAGACCTTGAGCGTGATCCATGGTATTCACCAGGTGGTTTAAGCCGTGGTGTTATCAAGAATGTAATCAAATTGGCATACAATCCAAACAAAACTGACCGTGATAACCTCTATGTTCAAGGTATAAATCCTGTTGTAACATTCCAAGGTGAAGGCACAATTCTTTACGGTGACAAAACCATGTTGGCAAAACCATCTGCGTTTGACCGTATCAATGTTCGCCGTCTGTTTATTGTGTTAGAGAAATCAATCGCTAAGGCTGCTCGTTCAACCTTGTTTGAATTCAATGACCAATTCACTCGTGCTCAGTTTGTAAACTTAGTAGAACCATTCTTGCGTGATGTTCAAGGACGCCGTGGTATTACCGACTTCCGTGTAGTTTGCGATACAACAAACAACACAGCTGAAGTTATTGATGGTAACCGTTTTGTAGGCGACATCTACATCAAACCAGCTCGTTCAATCAACTTTATCCAACTTAACTTTGTGGCAGTTCGCACAGGTGTAAGTTTCGATGAAATTGTTGGCCGGTTCTAATAAATAGAGAGATAGGAGAAAACAATGGCTTTTAATGTAAACGAATTCCGCTCTCAGATGACTGGAGACGGTGCTCGCCCAAATCTATTTGAGGTGAGTATGCCGTTTCCTAGTTTTTCGAATCCAGGAAATGCACAACAAAAATTAACCTTTATGTGTAAAACCGCTCAGTTGCCAGGTGCAACTATCGGTGTTGTACCTGTTCAATACTTTGGCCGTGAGTTAAAGTTTGCAGGCAACCGCACATTCCAAGATTGGACAATTACTGTTATTAACGATGAAGATTTCGTTGTTCGTAACGCATTTGAAAGATGGTTAAACGGTATCAACAGCCACAGTCTAAACGTTCGCAATCCAGCTGCAACATCACCATTTGGCTACACAGTAGATGGTGAAGTTAAGCAATTTGCAAAAAGCGGTGACACATTGAAAAAGTATAAGTTCTTGGGTTTATTCCCATCTGACTTAGCACCAATTGATGTTGATTGGGGTTCAAATGATACAATTGAAGAATTTACTGTAACTTTGTCCTACCAATGGTGGGAATCTGTCGAAGACGGTGTGGTGTAATAAAGAAAGGCTTAACGGCCTTTCTTTACTCTTTAGGATGATAAATTTATGGCGGTAAAACTCTTTGGCTTCACCTTAGGTAAAAAAGATATTGTTCAGGTAGAAAAACCTGAACAAGCTTCTTTCGCACTTCCAACCGAGACCATTGATGATGGTGCGGTTACTATTACACAAAATGCTCACTATGGTACATATGTTGACCTAGAGGGTTCTGTTCGTAATGAGATGGAACTTATCACGAGATATCGTGAAATGGCAAACCATCCAGAATGTGATATGGCAATTGATGAAATTGTTAATGAAGCAATCACACATGATACAGATGGTAAAGTTATGGATATCAACCTTGATAATCTAAAACAACCAGAAGCAATTAAGAAAAAAATTATTGAAGAATTTAATAACATTCAAAAGATGTTAAACTTCAGTAATCTTGCTGATGACCTATTCAAACGATGGTACATTGATGGTCGCATTTACTACCATGTTGTGGTAAATGATAAAGACCCTAAGAAAGGTATTCAAGAGCTTCGATATATTGACCCACGCAAGATTCGTAAGGTGCGTGAGATTTCAAAAGACCGTGATCCTAAAACGGGCGCTCAAGTTATTCGTTCCATGGCAGAATACTATGTGTATAATGACCGTGGTACAACTACACAAACATTTACCTCATCGGTAAATCAAGGTTTAAGAATTGCACCAGAAGCCGTTATTAATATTAACTCTGGCTTAATGGATGCAAAAAATACATTCGTAATTTCATATCTTCACAAAGCAATTAAAGCACTCAATCAATTAAGAATGATTGAAGATGCTGTTGTGATTTATCGTTTATCACGAGCACCAGAACGCCGTATATTTTATATTGATGTTGGTAATTTACCAAAAGGTAAAGCCGAACAATATATGAAGTCTATTATGACACAGTATCGTAACAAGTTAGTTTACGATGCTAATACAGGTGAGTTGCGTGATGAACGTAAACACTTGTCTATGCTTGAAGATTTCTGGTTACCACGCCGTGAGGGTGGTAAAGGTACTGAGATTACTACACTTCCTGCTGGTCAAAACCTTGGCCAAATGGAAGATGTTCAATACTTTCAAAAGAAACTATTACAATCGTTGAATGTTCCAATCTCTCGTCTTGACCCACAAGTTGGTGCAGGTATTATGGGTGTTGGTAAGACTACTGAAGTAACCCGTGATGAGGTTAAGTTTAGTAAGTTCATTAATCGTTTGCGTAATAAATTCTCTCGTATTTTTGATGATGCTTTAAGAATTCAACTATCACTCAAAGGTATTTGTACCGTTGAAGAATGGGAAGATTTTAAAGAATCTATCTATTACGATTATAAGAAAGATAATAACTTTGCTGAAATGCGTGAGGCTGAAGTATTGCGTGAGAGAGTTCTTACCGCAACTCAATTAGACCCATTCATTGGTCGTTATTATTCTTCTAAGTGGATTAAGAAAAATGTTCTCCGTATGACCGAAGAAGAAATTTTGGAAATGGAGAAAGAGATTGAAGAAGAAGGTGATAGTGCTTCACCAGTTTTAGGTGGTGATGCTAATGCCGCTCAATCTGGTGCAGATGCTGAAGCTGAACCCGTAGATAACACTACTGATGGTGCAGGTCAAGAAACAGAAACTCCTCAGTTGGATGATGCGGTAAACAAATATGCTTTCAATATAAATAAGAAATAAAGGAAATATTATGACAACTACAGCTACATTTATTGACCAATTGGCTTCAGGCCAATCGGCAGAAGCAAAAGAAACATTATCGGACTTATTGTCTGCTCGTGCATTTGAATCATTAGATGCTCGTAAACAAGAATTGGGTGCCACACTATTTGGTGGGCAAGTTGCAGCTGCACAAGAACAAGCAGCATCAGAAGCGGAAGCTGAATGAAATCGTTTCAAGATTTTAAAGTCAATTTGACGGAAGAAGAAAAGTCAGACTATTCTAAGTTTGATGTTTTGGTTCGTGCTGGTCTGGCCAATAAGGCACAGATGCAAAGAATTCATCGCATTTTGGATAAAATGCAAGATGATAGGCCAAACTTTAACAATGCCGACAAACAGATTATTCAAAATCTTTTTAATAAGATGGTAGATTTGGTTAGCAATAATAAACAGATTTTTAACCAAACTCGCCGTGCAGTAAAAGAAGGCGTAATTGCCACTTCTGATTTTAAACTAGGTGCAAGTGGTCAAAAAGTTAGAGCTCATAGAACTAAAGTTGGTGATACAGCGCCAGGTGTTGGCGGTATGGCACCAGAAATTGGTGATGATAAAGAACAAGACCAAAATGCTTTAAAGAAAACTTATAAAGAATCTACTGAAGTGGTAATTGATGAAGCACACATTCAAAATCCACCATTTGTATTGATTCTTAAACGCAAGGCTGTTCGTTATTATCCTGAAGGCATTACTAATGTCCTTTATTATAACGAAAAATTAAAT